GCTTTTACATAATCTTCTGGATCAAGAATAAAACATTGATGTGCTGTCATCGAAAGATTACGACAAGGATAATATCTTTCTTTTCCTCGAATATTTAACAAAAGACCAACAGATTCTTTTGGATCTTCTGTTTCAGCATGATTAAGTGCAGCTTCTTTCCAATTCATGAAGCAATCGTACCAATAGAAGGAAACTCAGCTCTAGTGCATTGTCTCTGTGGAGCACGAATACCAGCAAGATCAAATACAGCAGCTAACTCGAATTGAACTACATCTCTGTTTTCTGCTGATTTTCTGTCGACTTTGTATATTTCCTGCGGAAACTCTGCTGTGTTATCTGGTGTGCCGTAAGGATTTATGTCTCCAGGAAAATTAACGGCATCTAAAAATCTAGCGAGAGTTCTGATACGAGTAACAGTTGCACCTGTTAAATCATTACCAGTAGTTGTGGCATTAACGTCAATTAAAATAGCACTTATTGTTCCCAGTGCATTGCTGACTGTTAATGTAGGGCGAGGTAGTTGTCCTTTAGTAAAAGCAAATCCCTCTGCCTCTATTGGAAATCTCTGATATGTGTTTCCTGCCCAGACTATTTCTCCATTATCCTTCAGAGATGAACCAGCATGGAATCTGTAAACTGTGCTCGATCCATGTAAACTACTGTCTAAAGTAAGAGTAAATAATTCAATTATTGATGATGGGTTTATGTTCTGAAGATTGCTGACAATAGCAGAACTGCTCATGGTTCAAATACCTCTCTAAACGTTGCTTGTACTGTGGCTCTATTGTTATATGGTATAGATTTTGTCCAGTTTTCGCAAACATATTGACCAGCACCCGATAAAGTAATCGAAACATTTCCACTATTAGTAGCACTGGCAGCAGCAGTAACAGTAAAGACGTTTGAATCAGTAACCGAGGCAACAAGAAATGTACCATCAGTTGCCGATCCAGAGGTGTAGTCAATAGTAAGTTCGTCTCCTACAGCCACACCATGACCTGTGATCGTGATTGTTACTGTAGTACCTGATTGAGAGTAAGTTCCTGTTTTTGTAAAACCTTCTCCTGGTGGAGTAAAAGTAAAGCTGGCACTATCATTGGCACGACTGTCAAGGAATCCTTCTATAGTGTCTGCGTCTGTTTCTGACACGTTGAAAGTAAAGTTGTAAACTTTTGGGTTTTGATGAGCAGCAAGTCCAAATAATATTCTGTGTTCGTAGCCGTCAGCAAAACGAACTGTTCTAGTTAGTGGTGCGGATCTTTTTTGCTGTCCGTATGTTGGTGTGATTGAAGGGAAGGTAGCCATTATGCGAGTAAACCTCCAGGTCTTTTCTGCTTAATTAACTCTGATTCTATCGCTGCTGACAATACAATGCCCAACTGCCTTCCTTCTTCTTCATCTCCCTCTACGTTAGATCCAGAAGCATCTACGTTTACTACAATGTTTGTTCCTCCCATCCCACCTAATTCATGGTTTGGGATTATAGTACCTGATCTATCTGGAACAAATAACTCTGGACCTCTCTCTCCTACTACTGAAGGTCTACCTACTGGTGGTCTACCACCATTAGCAAACCCAAAGATTCCTAATAACCCACCTGTTACGGATCCACCGCCTACGTTTCCGAATATTGCCAGATTCAGTGCCGCGTCTGTTAACTTATCAACTACATTTCGTAACACACCATTTAAAGACTCAGTTCCTCTTATTAGACCCTTAATTCCGTTGCCTATATCTACTGTTATTGTGTCTCTTAGTTTTTCAAAGGCATCTAAAGTTTGGGTCGCTGCCTCGGTAAGATCATGTGTTTTCTGTAGTTTTTTACCCAATCCCTTTACTCCATCATCTATAGCTTTCTTTTGATCTAGTAAAGTATCTAATCTGGTTTGTTCATCAACACTTAGTTCTTTATTATTTTGTAATTGATTTATCTCATTGTCCAATAATTCCTTACTGAGACTAGCTTGTTTCTCTATTTCAGCTACAGTTTTAGCCACTTCGGGATTTAAACCACTTCTTCTCAGTTCTAATACTCTTTCAGTAAGTTCCTCTTCTTTTTCATTAGCCCTTATTAAAGCATCAAATTTTTCAGTTAATAATGCTGCTTCTGCTTCTGTACTTCTTATTACACTAAACCTCTGTTTATCTAAATCTAAAACTGCTTGTGCCTCCTCAGCCTGTTTACTTGGAAGAGCAATAATCTGCTTTTGCGTACCGTTAATACCAGGTACGTCTACTATCTGTTCAACTTTGGGCATAGCATCTATCTCAGCTTGTCTTGCTTGTAGTGCTAAGGCTCTTGGATCTTTTTCAGCTATTCCTAATTTTAATGCACGATTAGCCTCATTTCTTTGCAGTCCTTTTTGAATACCTAAAGTTTTATTTACGAAGTTAAGTAACCCTGCTGTAAATGCTCCTATTCGGGTTATAGCGAGGGCAAATTGATTATTCATTAACCTAGTTGTTTCACCAAACTCACTTAAAGCGTCAACACCTTTTTCACCTATCTGAACATTCATTACTTGCATAGCTGCATTAAAAGCTGCTGTCTTTCCTTGTGTCTTTTCTATCATCTGTATACGAGCTTCTTCTGCTGAACCCTGTAATCCTAAAGCTGCTGTAACAGCATCAGTATTCTTTGCAAATGGACCTAATGCCTTACCTAATTCACTGATTCCGTTAATAGCGTTCTGAATTTGTTGGACTATTGCTGTAGCTGCGATACCTCCTGCAAAACCACCCATCTGCCCGAACATTCCGCCAATACCACCGCCTAATGCACCAGCAGCAGCACCTATTGGACCTTGACCAAATAACAATGGAAATGCACCACTTATCAACGCACTTTGAGTATCAAATCCTCTTGTTGCTCCTATCCTTTCTCTAAATGATTTTCGAGGCTGTGGGCCGAATACCCCTGGGCCTGAGCCCGCAAAATTTCCTTGTCTTATAGCGTTCATTTTTGCGCTTTCCTTGATTTCTTTAGCCCTTTCTCTGTTTTGAAGCTGTAATAGTTTTAGCTTGCTTTCTTCTTTTGCTATGCCCCTTCCTATTTCTCTGTTTATTTGCTTGATCGTTCCAAAGTTCTTACGATTTTGAGCGTCTACAAGCTCCCCCATCTTTCCTCTTAGCTTCGCAGTATTTACCCCTTTAGCTTCTAACTCTCTCAACTTCAACTCTATACGCAATCTTTTATCAGATTGCTTAGTAATGGTATCTATACTCATCGCTACCTGACCAGCACCCTTAGTAGGAGCCATTTGAGGTCCAAACTGTGCAGCAGTAAATCCTGTAGGTGCTCCTTTTAAAGATTGAGCAGTGGATTTGTTTACATCTTGATTTTTCTTTACTAAAATTTGAGCTTTTTTTATTCTTTTATCGGCTAGTAATAAATTCTTTTTAGCTAAATCAAAATCTTCCTGACTTGCAGCTACATTTGCTGCTCTTATTAATTTTTCTGCTTTCTTTATTTTTATGCCCTTTTGTTCTAGAGGAAGTGCTCTTAAAGTAAGTCCTAATCCTTTGTTTTTTACAATAAGCTGCTGGTTTTCTATCTTTAATAGCTGCTCTTCAGCACTTAACTCCTTCTTTGCTGCCCCACCTTTTTTAGCCGTTAAACCATCTATACTCTTCTTTAAATTCTTAAGTTTACCTTCCGCCTTCGTGGTATCTAAACTTATATTTACGCTATATTCGGAAGCCACTAATTTTTGCAGAATACACGGATATTAGAAGTTTAGCGTACTTTACGAACTTGGGCTTGTCTTTTTGCTTTTTCATAGGCTTCTTCTTCCCTTTCAGCCTTGAGTGTAAAATAAGCGTTCCAGGCGTACAGTTCTCTTACAGACATTTTTTTCCTCAGTTCTTTATAAGTGAGTTTAAGTTGTTCCGCTACAAAAAATTGTAAGTAGACAAAGTTATCCTGCTTCAGTTGTGCTTTTTACGGCATCAGGGCTTTCCTCCTCACCCACTCCTTGCATCTTTGTCATAAGATCTATAAGTATAGACATTGGTATTTCTCTTCTAAGCACAGGTAAATCTGCCATTGTAAACATTTTTGCCCCCGATTCATCTTCAGCTTTTGTAACAATAACTTGAAGAGCAAAGTCTAAATTACCCTCTTCTTTACCCTTATTCATAGCCACTAGTGTACTGTTTATTGAGTCTCTATCAGCTATGGTTAGAGGGGACCAAAAAATTTTTAGTATTACCTCTTTTCCTTTCAAAATGGAGTAACTACTGCGTTCTTCGATACTAAAAGCTTGCTTAAGTTTGTCGATTGCTCTTACTGTTGCCATAAAAAGTTATATCTATTCCTGTAGTATAACTCAAAGTCTAATTATTGTCTTACTCATATGTAAATGTTGCACCAGAGACAAATCCAGCAGATTGAAAACCTTTTTCTAGGTCTTGGAATAAATAATCTCCTAATAAGTAGACATCGTACCAATCAGGTTGATTAGGTATTGGTGTTGTGTTGTACCCTTCTTGGAAAGATTGACGATACATTCTTCCATCGAAAGGACTTGGTTCTTCGTTTATCACAAAACCAGCGTATTTAGTCTCATTTCCTATGTATAAAATTTCAGACAATTTTGTTTTAATTACTGGTTCTCTTTTTTGTATTCTAGTAAAAGCAGTTCTGACTAGAGCTTTTGCTCCCGTTTCACCTCTAGGTTTTGTAGGAGCTACAGGTGTTCCTTTCTGAACTTTCCATGATCTGTTAAAAGTTCCTGTCCATATCGGACTTCTATTTGCCAAAGAAAAAGCAATAGTTGATGCTGCTGCCCCTTTACCTTGAAGAAAACTTTTTTCTAAATCATCAACTAAAAATTTTATGTCTTTAGCCATTAGCCGTAAAATTGCAGTTTACTACGCTGATAAAATGGCTTTGATTATCGTTTGTGACAGACGTTGGACCGCTTATGGGTCCTACTCTTGGAGTAACCGAAAAAGTATCTGAGTAAGTAGAAGCGTTTACTGATGTCATCCCATCAATCACTGACTCAGCGATGGCAGAGGCTACTGCACTTCCTTTATTAGATGGTGTCATAATTGCACATCTAATTGTTCCTGCGTAATAATCTGTAGCTGCACCTTGAGGTTGAGTTGTTGATTGGTCAAAGTCTAAACTTACCATCACGTACTTTTTATTTTTACCTGGAGTTGTGAAGGGCATATTGTCAAACACCACTGTCACTGTGTTATCAGCAGTTGTTACTGCGTTTTTGATTGCGGTTTCAAATGCTGCTCGTGCGTTTACTAAAGTCATCAGAAAATAACGTCAATACGGAATAAATATTCTTGGCCGCCTCGCAAAGTTCTTACATCAGTTATTTTTGCTATCCTAGTCGAGCCAGAAAATGTAAGAGTTATCTCATCCGATAGTAGAGGCTGGCTGTCTCCTATTAGATCGGGGGTTATATAAATACGAGCTACATTTTCTTGAAATCCCGTTTCTTCAGTGGATTGAATAAATTCTATGGGTACGTCTATGTTATAGGCGGTATCGGTTGTTGTTACTGCACCTGTTGATGTGTTGTAAACAGGGGAAGTCTTTCTTGTATAAGTAATGGAAGTGTCTAAAGACTTTCCAAGATCAGATACTACTTTCTTGGCTACTTCCGCTAATAGTGTGTCTAGTTGTCCTGCCATTATCCTCTTACCACCCTAAGTTGAAAACTACCTGCTCCACCAAGAACATAAGCTCCTAAATAACTTTGTAACCAAGGATAAACGTCA